AACCTTACCCTTGATGTAATCAGCCATCAGCTTGCAGGCCGGAGGGGATTAAGCAAGATGGGGCAAGCGGCTTACACATTCTTCTTTAAACTGTACGATCAGCAGTAAAACACTATCAACAACTAGGGGGAGGGGTGCATGATAGGTCTAGGCTATAATCCATAACATCGACCGCACCCCCGCAGAGAAGTGCGTGCAAAATTCGAATAGGGGGTAGTAAAGCAAAAAGCATGAAAATAACAGAAATCAAGCCGAACGAAAGCAATCCGCGTTTTATCGCAGATGCAAAGTTTGAAAAGCTTAAAAAAAGCATTGAAGGCTTCCCGCAGATGATGGCACTTCGCCCTATCGTCGTTGATGCAGACAACGTTATCCTAGGTGGTAACATGCGCTTTCGTGCCTTGCAGGATTTGGGTTACAAAGAAATCCCTGACGATTGGGTAAAGAAAGCTGACGAGCTTACTGAAGAACAAAAGCGCGAGTTTATCATTAAAGACAACTCAGGCTTCGGCTCATGGGACTGGGATGCGCTGGCGAATGAATGGGACACTGAGCAGTTGAGTGAATGGGGTTTGGATATGCCTGATGATTGGGCAGGCGAAGATGAGCAGCATTTAGAAGCTGATGAAGATGACTATGAAGAGCCTGACAATATACAGGTTGATGTCGTGCTTGGCGACTTGATTGAAATTGGCGAGCATCGGTTGTTGTGTGGGGATAGTACGGACTCCGACCAAGTGGCAAAGTTGATGAATGGCAAGAAGGCAGATATGGTGTTTACTGATCCTCCGTATGATTTTACTGATTACGGCTGGACTGAATTGATGTTTATACATTCAAATGGGCATCAATTTGTTTTAAATTCAGAGCAAAGAAATGTTGATATTAGTGCAAAACATAGAGATCTGATGTCAAGGTGGTATGCGGTTGATTTTAGATTAGCGCACATGATTGCTTCAAATAGAGCAATGGCTAGAGTTGACTTTGTTGCAGAATTTAGAAATTCTGAAAAAGTACGTTTTGTAAACCGAAAAAAAGGGTTCACAACATTAATTGAAAGCTTAAAGAAAAGTTCAAATAAAGAAGATCATAAACAAGCAAAAAACCCTAAGTTGCCAGCTATCTTTATAGAACATCATACAATTGAGTCTGAGCTGATTCTAGATTTATTCCTTGGCTCTGGCACAACAATGGTAGCAGCGCACCAACTAAGCCGCAAATGCTACGGCATGGAGTTAGACCCAAAATACTGTCAGGTAATCATAGACCGCATGCATAAGCTCGACCAAACCCTGCCAATCAAAATCAACGGCAAGGATTACACACCGCAAAAACAGGATGACTAATGAGAGGACGAAAACCGCTACCGACAGAGATAAAGAAGAAAAAGGGCACTTTGCAGAAGTGTAGGACGCTAGAGGACGAAGTGCAGCCTGAGACAGTAAGCGAAGCACCTCCTGCACCTGTATGGCTAAGTGAAATAGGCAAACAGGAATGGGACAGGGTTATTGATTACCTAATCAGCAACAACCTATTAGCAAGCTGTGACCTTTCAATTGTAGCCTTCTACTGCAATGAAGTCTCTGTTTACATCGAAAGCGAGCAGCAACTGCGGCAAAACTCAAGGATGATAGCCTACAAAGACGAAAAGGGCAAGATTAAGCACGCGCAACAAGTCCCTTTGCAGATAATAGCGAGAAAATCCCTTGAATCAGCCATGAAGATAGCTGCTGAGTTTGGTTTTACGCCTTCATCGCGCACTCGGATAGGCACACAGGGGCAAAACACCTCAGAACAAGACCCATTTACGAAAATATTAGAGCTTAAGAAGCAAAGAGCTGCAAAAAAGGCGAATGCAAGCGGATGACAACAATCAAAAAGCCCTCGATTACATCGAATCTGTAAAAAAAGGCAAAATTGTTACCTGTAAGTGGGTTAAACTCGCTGTGCAGCGCCATGTTAATGACTTAAAAGCAGCAAAAACAAGCAAATTCGATTATTATTTTGATGAAGCAGCGGCGGCGGATGCTTTAGACTTCTTTGTCGCATTTAAGCATGCAAAAGGCATGTGGAGGGGCAAAGATTTCAATATGATGCCCTGGCAGGCGTTTATTGTCTACTCTGCATACGGATGGAAGCGAAAATCAGACCACAAACGCAGATTTCGGACTATTTACATCAAAGTAGCGCGAAAAAATGCAAAAACAGAGTTCTTAGCAGGTATAGGCACTATTGGTTTTCTACTTGATGCAGAACAGGATCCTGAAGTCTACTGGTTTGCAACGAAAAAGGACCAGGCGAAGATCGGATGGGACAGGCAAAAAGAGATGATACTGCAATTACGAAGCGACGTAGCAAGCGTCAGGAGTATTTGTGATACATCAAAGTACAGGATATTCAGCACAGAAGGCTCTGGCATGGTAAGCTACCTTGGTGCTGATTCAGATACAGAGGATGGCCTTTCACCTTATTACGGCCTATGTGACGAATACCACGCCCACAAAAATGATGGCATGGTAAACGTTATCGAATCCGGTATGGGCTCACGCTCTAACCCTATGATGTGGTTTATCACTACAGCAGGCTTCAACCCTCAAAGCCCGTGCGCACTGTTTGAAAAGTCCTGCAAGCAGATATTGGACGGCGTAAAAGAGAATGACAACATCTTTGCAATGATCTTCGACCTTGATGAAGATGACGATTGGGAGGATAGCAACAACTGGATAAAAGCCAATCCTGCACTGCCTTATATTGACACCTTAGAGGACTTCTTATTCGCAGAGTATGCAAAAGCGAAAACGCAGGGGCAAAGCAAGATTATCAATTTTAAGACAAAGAACCTAAATATGTGGATGACAAGCTCAGCTACATGGATTAAGGCTGAGGATTGGAAAGATTGCGAGACAGACGTGGATTATGAAGCACTAAAGGGCAAAAGATGCTATGGAGGGCTTGACCTTGCAAGCACGCGGGACATTACAGCGCTGTGCTACTACTTCCCGGTCCAAGAGGGGCTGGCTGAGCCTGTGATGATCTGGAATATGTGGTGCCCGGAAGACCAGGCAACAGAGCGAGAGCGCAATGACGCTATCCCTTACCGGCAATGGGCAGCAGATTATTGGATAACGGTAACGCCAGGCAATGTGACGGATTACGGCTACATCAAAGAGCAGATTAAGCAAGACTGTGAGGACTTTCAGGTCGAGAGCATCGCATATGACAGGTGGAACAGTTCTCAGTTAGTAATCGACCTGCTTGATGAGGGCATTAATATGCGCAAGATTGGGCAGGGCTTCGCTTCGTTGTCAGCACCTACTAAGCAGCTAGAGACAGAGATACTACAGCAGAACGTCAGGCACGATGGCAATCCTGTGATGGCTTGGATGATGTCAAACGTCGATTTAAAGCACGACCCGGCAGGAAATATAAAGCCGGACAAAGACAAAAGCAATGAAAAGATTGACGGTGTTGTCGCTATGGTGATGGCCCGCGCTGAGGCGATGGACTTAGAGACCGATACAGGTAGTTTCTACAATAATAACGACTTACTTTTTGTGTGATGGAGGATAAGCAAATGACAGTTAGTGTGCCTATCGAATTGATTGATGCAACGCACCGGGTAGGCTTCTTTAAGCTCGTTCAGCGCATGGGTCAGGATGTTGAGCGATTCCGGGAAGCCTACGAGCTTGCAGAAGCAGAGCTTGAAAAATACGGCATGGCGCGAAGGTATGCGAATTATGACAGCTTTAGGAATCAGTACCGGATTTGGGTTCGCGATACGATACAAAAAAGGCTCCCTGGTATTCACCGGGAGCCTCAAAAGTAGGTATGAAACAACTAACAATTATTCCTCTGTGATGACATCTAATAAGCTATCGCGCCATCCTGCCTGATACGCTCGCACAATCAGCGCTTTTACTTCTTCCTGGCTAAAGGTACGAAAAGTCACTAATCTTTCCGCAAGGCGCTCTGCATTTGCTTTTGACTTGCTTTTGATGACTGTTTTTTGTTTGCTCATTTTATGTGTTTAGTTGCGCAGGGAGGATTTGAACCTCCGGTTCAGGATCATGAGTCCTGCGTGTTGCCAGCTACACTACCGCGCAAGGCTTTCACCCCACCAAAATACAAAATATACACCAAAAGTTCAGGGCAGTATGCCTAAAAACCTGCAATTTTCGCACGTATGGCGAAAGTATTAGGCATATCTATCCCTCGAATTTTCAGGAGTAGCCCCGAACGGCCGGGCACTAGCCTGTCCAACCCTGCAAGCTGGCTAACAGCGATTTTCGGCAAAGCGAGCAAAGCAGGTGTTGACGTATCACCGGAGAACGCCATCACAGTCACCGCCTTTTGGCGTGCCGTGTCCATCCTTGCTGAGTCTATCGCAGGGCTGCCTTTTGAAGTGTTGGAGATTGACGATGAGGGCAATATCAACATCAATCGGCAGCACCCTATCGCCTACCTGATTGATGCAGAGCCAAGCCAGTTATACACCTCCTTCACCTTTCGGCATACCATGATGGTGCACGCTTGTATGTTCGGCAACGCCTATGCCCGCATTCACCGGGATGATGACGGCAGGCCCCGCAAGTTTACTATCCTTGATGCCCGGCACATTGATATTTTCGTTAGCGATGAGGGGCTGATGTACTACACCTTTAGGCACAAAAACAAAGTTCAAACATTCAAAGCTGAAGAGATTATCCATATCCCCGGATTCAGCATGAATGGCATTGCAGGGCTGAACACTATTGACGTACACAAAGACAATCTAGGCACAGGGCTTGCTGCGCGTGATTTTGGCGCTAACTTCTTCAAGAACGGCGCACACCTGAACGGCTATATCAAATACCCCACAAAACTAAATGAAGAGGGCTTTGACCGGGTAAAACGGGGCTGGAATGCCAACTACGGAGGCGCAGAGAACAGCGGCAAAACAGCAATACTCGACCAGGGCAGCGAATTTGTG